TGAATGAGTCCAAAGCCATAAAATCCTAGTCCTGGCAGAAACTTGAAGTGGACAAAATATTGGATCTTACGTTTCTTTAGATCATTGGGCGCATAGTTCCTTCTGATAGAAAGAACTTTCCTATTACCTTCTTCAACAGTTACGATGTAGGGTAATTTTATTCCAGTCGGTTGACCTTGTCCATCAACCTCCTCAAAACCTTCTAAATCTAAATTTACGTGACACTCTAAAAGAGTATATATTGGTTCGTTCTTTCCAGTTTTTTTACTACCTTCAAGATCACGTTCTTTTTTTGCAAGTTCGTTATTTGTATCTGTGCCTGGTGGACCTAATTCTACATCTCTATAAAAACCACTAACTTGTTGTTTTCTTAATTCGTTTTCAGATATTTTTATTGTGTGAATGATAGCCTCTGCATCATTTAATGAAGTAGCTGTATACGGAACGATTAATTCATCTGCTGGAACAAATTTAGATACAGCTCTTCCCATGGTTATATCATAATAAACTTTTTTAAATGTAGAACCTGCAAGTGGTAGATGAAATAACATCGAATCAAACTCTGCCTCGTACTCTTTCATCTGATCCATAATCAGATAGTTCATGAAATCTTTTACACGTGTCGCCTGTTGTTCTGTCTGTGGATTTTTTACACCTATGACCTGTGTTCTTACCGGTCCGTCTGCTGGTAATAATTCTTTGTATGCCTGTGCCTGAAATTGTGTAACGGCCTCTGCCATTACAGGGTGAGTTGCACCTGAAGCTCCTTGAAATGGTTCTGTTCTATTTTCGTATTTAAAACCAAGTAAATCTAAACCTTGTATATAGCCCTGTTCCCAATCTTTTCTGGATGCCTTATAATCCATGTAGTTTTGAGTCATCTCGTTTCCGATTGGCTCTAATACATCGTCAGGTAAAAGTTCTGCTAGATTATCAAAGTGTGATTCTGTTCCTGGTACGTTGATCGCACCTGGCTCGTAGTCTAATGTTACGCCACCATCCTCTTCTGGTATGACCTCGATTGGTCCTTTTTCTTCTACTGGTTCCTGAACAGCAACATCTTGGATCTCCTCTTGTGAGGGAATCTTTTCTTGATTTCTAGTGTTCGGGAGTCCTTTGTCTATTTCTGCCATTTAATACTCCTATAGTTTCTTAACACGTTTTAACAGACC